TTGAATTATACATATATAACAAATCCAAGTTCTATTGCCCTATCTTTTACTGCTGCTTGGAATGCTTCGTACTGGGTCTTTACTGTTACAGCATTAGATTGAAGCAATGTCATATTACTTACAGTCATTGAAACATTTACATTTTGACTAGTTGTATCTAAATTTGCATTTAAAAATGCTACCTGAACATCGACCCCATTTTCAGCTTTTCCAGTTACTATAGCAGTTATGTTTGTTGTTATGTTTATCATTATTAATCACCATTCCTTTTTTATTATTATTTATTATTTATTACTCTTCAATCATATAGTCTATGATTATAAATTCAGAAGGAGTCATTGTATATCCATCTAAATTTTCTAGTTTGAAAGTATGGATATTAACATCGTTTTCTATTTCTAATAACTCTTTAAAGTCTTTATTCCATCCAGCAAGATCTTCACCAATAAATGATACAGTACCATTATCATTAATGATTAACTTACCATCATTATCCTTTAAACCATATTTCTCTACTAATTTTTGTCGTTCTTCATTATAAATCTTCAACTCATTATCAATTTTAGCAATATTTTTTGCTATTGCATATGATACTTTTATTGGAAGTTCCTTTGCTGATATTTGCTTTAATATTTCAGAATCATTTACCATTTTTAAATTATTTATTTTCATTATTAATATCCCCTTTTTTATTTTATTTTTAATATTGTTTCCATGTACCCCATACACCATTAACTTTTTTCCTTGTGAAGAATATATTTTCAGTATATGAGTCTAATCTTTGTGAGCACCATCCACTAGCATCATGACCTTGAACAAATAAATAAAACCAAGCATTAGCCCATCCAGCTGGAGCATTTACTAAATTACAACCTCTGAACATCCCTGCAGCAACATAATCGTTTAAATTTGCACCACTTATATCTTTACCAACTGCTCCTAGATACATACCATTAATAAAAGTAGCTGTTAAATTCCCAGTAATACTTAAATTTCCAGCTCTTGTATCCATAACGATTCTACAAATATTATCATAACTTGTAAACCCAATTCCATACCAAGAGTTAATAGCCATATTATATGCAGTAAAAGTTGCATTATCACCATTTCCACTTAATATCCCACAATAACTATAATCACCACCAATTTTAATTCCACCAGAAGCAACTATTGTTCTTGGAACTACAAGAACTCCCTCATTATTTATAGTCAAAGATGGGTCATTTATATTTGCTGTTCTACCCGCATGAAACATTAATTGCTTTTGCGAATAAATTATTGTTCCAGTATGATTAGAATCGGTAGTACCTGATGATTCATAGTAGTAACCCATTGGACTTGAATCTCCATTAAACATATGTCTAACCATAAAACATCGATATGCTATTTCATTCTCTACACCATATCCATATCTATCACCACCAGAATGTAAAGTTAGATCAAGACCAGAAGGATATATATAAACAATATCAGCTATTCTAGATCCTTGTACAGCACTCTCTGGTATATAGAAATTACCGTACAAACCACCATCTAAGGTTAATGTACTATCAGTACTTCCTCCTTGTCCATACCATTGTCCTGTTGAACTCTGTATTTGAATTTTACCTATCATGATAGCTAATCCATCTTTAGTTATACTTCCAATAATATTGCCATTAGCATCATTCATAGTTAATGCACCGCTTATATTATCAGCACCACCTAGTACAAGTGTTCCACCTTTAATGTTTCCACCATTGATAGTAACACTTCCTGCAACGCCAATGGCTGTTATGGTAACATAACCATTTAATGTTAGTTTATCAGCTTTTAAGTCTATATCTTGGGCTGTCTGTGCAATATAAGAATTATATGTCGTAGATGATACTTTACCATTAACTGTAGTATTCGTAGCATATGTAGATGAAACGGTGCTTAGTATGCCACTAGCACTAATAGAGATTGCAGAGTTCATTGCAGTTGTTGTTGAATAATTATTTGTTATATTAGTTGTAACAGCACTTACTGCATTTGTTATATTAGTAGCTGTTACTGTACTAGTTGAATAATTAGTTGTTAGATTCGATGCTACAGCAGTTGCCGCATCTAATGCAGTCTTAGCATCAGTCACACCTTTATTTGCTTGTGCTTGTGCCGTAGCTGCATCTGTAACACCCTTAGTAGCTTGAGTCTGAGCTGTTGCTGCATCTGTAACACCCTTAGTAGCTTGAGTCTGAGCTGTTGCTGCGTTACTTGTAGCTGTATTAGCCTGAATCTGAGCTGTAGATGCATTAGCAACTCCTAAGTTAGCCTGAATCTGAGCGTTTGCAGCGTTAGTCGTAGCTGTATTAGCTTTAGTCTGAGCTGTTGCTGCGTCGCTAGTAGCTGTATTAGCCTGAGTCTGAGCTGTTGCGGCGTTATTTAAAGCTGTTGTAGCATTGGTAACTCCTAATTCAGCTCTTTCCTTAGCTGTAGAGGCAATTAAATTAAGTAAGTCAGTTCTAGCATTGTAATAAGTAGTCCATTTTGAATCCCATGTAGATCTAACAATATCTGAAGTAATTGTAGTCATAGAAGAAAATACGGTTAGTGTGGTATTCAAATAAGTATTCAAATCATTATATGCTGTGTCAAATATATTATGATCGACACCAAATGCAATTGCTTGTGCTGGTATTTTACCAGTTGTTACTGTAGCTTCTGATACTATAAGTGTCCATTGTTGCTTTAAATCAAGTTTCTCATCTGGAGTTATAACTGAATCCAGAGCCAAATTATCAGTATATGTTTTGGCAATATTAGCTGTTGTTTGGGCTTGTGCTGCTGCAGAAGATGCTATGTCAGCATTAGTAACTCCTAAGTTAGCTTGGGTCTGAGCAGTCGCTGCGTCTAGTATAGCTTGTGCTGCATTAGTTTGTGCTGTTGCTGCGTCCAACACTCCTTGATCTGCCTTAGCTTGTGCTGTAGCTGCGTTAGTAACACCTAAGTTGGCTTGGGTCTGAGCTGTTGCTGCATTAGAGATTGCGGCATTAGCTTGGGTCTGAGCTGTTGCTGCATTAGAGATTGCTGTTGCTGCATTAGAGATTGCTGTTGCTGCATTAGCAACTCCTAAATCAGCTTGAGTCTGAGCTGCACTAGCATCAGATAAACTTTGATCTGCTTTAGCTTGTGCTGCTGCTGCATCTGATACTCCTTGACTAGCTTTATTATAAGCTGCTGCCACGGCAGTATTCGTTGCATCTAATTGAGTAGACGTTGCACTTAATTTTATAGCCTGAGTGTTAGCTGCAATATTTGTAGTCTGGGTCCCAACAATAGTGTTTATATCATTTACTAATGTTGTAATTGACCTAAATTCTACGTCTAATGTGTTAGTGGTCATTTGTATTTTGGAACTATTGATTGTAATAGAACCATTAGCATTTATCATTGATATTACTTTACTTATATCAATCTTTTTAGGATCTAATGAGGCATCTACAAGTTTACCATAACCATCTGTAAATCCTTCTTTTGTTTGACCTTTTTCATCATATAAGAGTGTAACCCCATCATCACCTCTTATTCTTATACCGATAACTGACCCATCAAAATTAACATCACCAATAGATATTCGTTCAAATAATGTTACTCCATCAGCCATTGTATCAAATAATTGTATTCTATTGCCATTTATAAGCAATCGTCCATCTGCACCTGATAACTGTATTTTAGTTGTATCAATTGTCCCGGCATTTAAAGAACTAATATCCACATCTGATATCTGGGCATGACCAATTATAACACTCCCCATAACTGCTGAGGCTATTGTAGCTACTTGACTTGATAAATTATTAACATTACCATAATCTATTGTAGCATTATCAATCACACCTGTTGTAATATGTGCATAATTAGCATCTAAATCTCCAACCTTAACTACTCCTATTATAGCAAATTGTATATCTGCTACATCAATTTTTACATTATCTATCTCAGTAGTAAAGAATGTTTCTAGAGCATCAACTTTTTTATTTATTATTTGTCCACCTGATGATATTGTAGTTGCTAAATTAGATTTAACATCTCCAAGATCTAGTTTTGTATATTTATCAGTTAATGCATTATACTCAGTTTTTATGCATCTTGCTGTTGCACTGACTCCTAATGCTGGAAATTCAACTGTAACTGTATCCCATAAATTAACAGTTTCTAGTATAGCTAAGTCTTTAAACTCAGGATCTTGTGATAATTGCGCAAACTCTACTTCAATTGATACTTTTGGCACACCAATATTATTGGTCGTAATATATTCAAGCGCTGCGGCTCTTAATGCTTCAACTGCAGGTTTCTCTGACCAATTTGATGATAATTCTAATGGCATTATTCTAACAAAGTCATAAGTACCAGGGGTATTTAATAGTTTTTCTTCAAGTTGGACTAATCCATCTTTCTGAGAATACCAATAAGGATACACTCCGGTATATACAGAACTACAATTCTCTTCTTGCTTTAGACTAACTAAGTTTTTCCCATAACGAATTGTAACTCCTCTATTAACTCCTCGTTCATTAAATAACTTAACATTAAATTTATCAAATTCATATTCTCCGCCATAAGTATCTAGTATAGGACCACCAAGTATAGAACTAATACTCCATGGTACTAGTGTTTCTATATTTCCCTCTGTTCGTTTATTCGTGGTAAATGAGAAAGGACAAGAAACTGGAGCAGTATTTGCTATCATTACCATTGTATTTTCAATATTTGAGCATGCAAATGGTGGAACAGGATACCCTGATAAATCGTAACGTACATGCTCAGCGTTTATTGTTACAACACCATCTAAAGGTTTTGATATGCTATATATCCTAAATGGTTGAGGATCAGAATATGGATTAGGTTTAGCTAATATTATTTTTCTCAATCCTAAATCTGAATAATGAATACCTGTCATTGGATAAACAAGTTCTAATTCATATATACCATTCCCTTCCTCATTTACAATACAAGATACACTATCAGACAAAGGACCTAAACCATTAGTTTCAAATACCAGTTCTTCAGAATTAAATAAAGTAATCATAAAGTCCACCACCTTGGCATAATTCTCACAGAGGTTATTCCTCCGGAAAATGATATATCAGTTTCTCCTAACTGTAATTTAGGAAATAGTTTATTAGCTACTATTATGTAACTATTTTGATTTAGAGTTCCATCATATGCGTCTTCAATTTCACAATTAATTGTCACTTTATTTGTAATTTGAGACATTGTTATAGTATATGAACCTATTGTTAGTACTCCAGGTCCATCTCCTACTACTGTTATAATTGGCAAGGCTACCTGATCACTTGGGTTTAGTATCTTCCCTAATGTATAAAAGGTAGTTTCTACTTCTCCACTTTTAAGGAATCTTTGAGGTTTACAATTAAAATTTATTGTAGTTCTTCCTGCATGCCCATATAAATTTGATAATGAACCACTTTCCATATACATGGCTAACCTATAATAATCTGGTTCATATGAATCTTCTAATCTTAAGTAGCCTGATCCAGAATGTAACCATTTGGAAATTCTATTAGCCATTACACTATATTCTTCCTCATAAGAACCTATTGCAACTTTATAACTACGAGGAACATTCTTATAAGAACCTGTATCTTGAACTATATCCCCGTTTCGTCCAAGAATATGTTGAACATTATAATCTCTTTCTGCTGTCTCATAATCAGGAGGAGTCTCAACCTGAATATGATGAACATCAGATGATATATGATTAAATGTAACTATGCCCATGTAGCATCACTCCTTTCCACTTTCTTCTGGAGAATATTAGCAACTTCAACAGCAACCTGTTTAGGATCAGTGCTTTTGATATTAAATACATTATTGTTGCCTACTCCAGCAATAGGGGCATCATTAGATGATTGAGATGTCTTAGAGTCTACTATAGAATTTGTGCTTGCTTGAATACTCCTAGAAGTATTATTTGCTAAGTTGACAGACCCTGATATAACAGAACCATCTATACCATTCATCATACTATATAATTGTTTACTACCATTTTGAATATTTGATAGATCCATTACAGGTGTAATAGTTGGGTTAGGGTCTATTCCCATGTTAACTATATCTGAGACTCCAGAGATAGCTTTTGACATTGCATTAACTGCTCCTTGTCCAAGATTTTTAGCTGAATCTGATACTTTACTTGCATAACTTGTTAGACCTATAACAAATCCTTCACCAGTATATCCACCAATCTTTTTAAATACTTTAGATGGTGATGCTATTCCTAACATCTTTTTTACACCATCTGGTAATCCAGAAAATACTGATAAAGCCTTTTTCTTTAATTCTCCAGCCATACTAGTGATTCCATTTATCATACCTTGTACTACATTTCGACCAAAGTCAGTGAAACCACCAATCATTCCCCCAACTCCATTAATTATTCCTTGTACAACATTCCTCCCAGTTTGAGCAACTGATCCAGCCATAGAACTAATACCTCTAATAAGACCATTTATAATGTTAATACCCCAAGAGGCAAAAGTCCCAACAAAACTGCCGATAGTATTTGCTGCACTAGATACAATGTTCCAGACTGTACCGGATACACTACCGACTAAACTCCAAATACCTCTGATAAGCCCTGTTATGATATTAATACCCCAAGAGACAAAAGTCCCAATAAAACTACCAACAGTATTTGCTGCTCCAGATACAATGTTCCAAACTGTACCTGAAACACTGCCAACTAAACTCCAAATACCTCTAATAAGTCCTGTTATGATATTAACACCACTAGATACAAAGCTACCTATAAAACTACCAACGGCATTAAGTGCTCCATTCGCCATATTCCAAACGGTTCTAACAACAGTAGCCGATAAGTTAAGAATACCATTGATTAGTCCTTGACAAATAAATTGGCCTATCTCTGCAAAGGCTGTTGAAGGAGAATGTATGCCTAAGAAATCTTTAATAGATTTAAGCATTCCTGCACCTAAATCTGCTACTGAAGCAAACAAAGCTGCCATCATACTATCCATACCACTAAGAATACCTTTTACAATATTTATACCAACATCTAACAACATATCACTCATACTATTAAGGGCATCAACAATTGCTGTTATTAAGTTAAGACAAGCACTTGTTATAGCTGGAGTATTGTTTCTAATCGCATCTGCTAATCCATTTACGAATGCTAATATAAAATTCAATGCTGACTCAATTATTCTTGGTAACTGAGCAGCAACAGAATCTACAAATGTTATTACAATAGTTACAGCAGCGTCGATTAATTTTGGAATCTGGCCGTTTATGCTATTTAGAAAAGCTAGCATAAACTTTGCAGCTGCTAGCACAAGTTGTGGCATGTTATTAGTTATTCCATTCATAAAACCTATAACTAATTTCATTCCAGCATCAACCATTGGCAAAATGTATTTGGCTAACTCAACTAATAATACTAATAACAACTTTACAGCTGCTTTTACAACTGGATCGATAAGAGCATCGATAACTGCTACTATTCCTGTTGCTATTGCAATAACCGCTCCTTGTATAGCAGGAATCGCTGCTTCAATCTCTGTGGCTATTGCTATTACTGCAGTACCTATAAGTTTTGCTATCATTGGAATGGTTTTAAGTAGAACAACAAATCCTGCAATAAGACCTGCAATAAAGGCACCAAGTGAAACAGTTAAAGCGGCTAATCCAGCAGAGAATAGAATAAGACCTCCTCCTAAAAGAAATGCTCCTACACCAATAAGTCCGATGGCTGCAGCTAATGTAAATATAATAGGGGCTAATGGAGCTAATACTAATCCGGCCAACCCTAATACTACAAATATTCCAGCTAAGGCTAATAGAGCAACCCCTATAACTTTGATTGGAAGAAGTCCTAATATAACCATTGCTGGTACTAATACATTAACCGCTATAGCTAATACTAGTAAAGCTGCTGCTCCTGCTAAAACTCCTGGGTCACTCATTGCTCTGGCTGCTAATGCTAAAATACCTAATGCAACACCTATAGCAATCATACCTTTGGCTAAAACTGGTATAGGTATAATAGCATACAAACCAATCGCTCCAGCAAATAATGTTAATGCTACGGACATTAAGGTCATGCCAACACCAACAGCAATCATATGTTCTGGATTACCAATAACCTTAATGAACACTCCTAGAACCAATAGTGCTGAAACAATACCTTGTATTCCAGCGTCCATAACTTTTGGATCAATTGCACCAAACTTCTTTACAGCATCACAAAGAATTAATACTGCTAATGCAATACCAACTACTCCTATAATACTTGTTTGTATACCAGCTGCACTAGATGTAAATTTAATAAATATTGCAAGAGTTGTTAATATTGCAGCTAACCCTTGCACACCTGTTTTCATTTTCTCATTATCAATTTCACTAAGTTTCTTTACAGCTTCGGCAATAAACATAATTGCTACGCCAAGAGCTATAAGTTTAGTTGGCAATCCTGGAGAGGCAGATGAGGCTTTATCTAATACCATCATGCCTAAAGATAATTCTAAACATATTACTGTGAGTGCACTTAAAGCCTTATATAAGGCCTCAGTTGGAATTAATGATAAAGCAACAACTGATAAAGCAAGTATACCTATTGCTATTGCTATTTTTAATATTGACTCTGCTTTAAGTTTCTTTTGAAATGCTTCAAGTGATCCTGTGACGCCTTCAATTATTTCTGAGAAACCATCAGTTACAGATTTTACTGAGCCTATAGCTTTAGTGAATGATTTAGCTAGCATGAATATACCACCACCAGCAAGAGCTATACCTAAATCTGATAATGTTAAACCTTTAATTTTATCAATCAAGAATGTAATAGCTGGGCCAAATGTTCTTTTTATAGCACCACCAATTTCTTCTAAGACATTCTTAAAACCTTCAATTTTATTTCCTGCACCAGAGAAAGATTCTTTTACTTTATCTCCGGTGTTACTTAAAAATACAAATGCTGTACTAAGTTTATCAGATGCTCCTGTAGCTTCATTAAAATTAAGTTTCTGTATACTAGCTATTAAATTTTTAATACCACCACCAAGATCCATAAACAGCATTTTGATTGTACCTAATACATCTTCAAATAGAGTAGATGTTTGTACAAATGTTTTGAATTTATCAATGTATGGTCCTAGGGCATCTTTAATACTATTTACAACATCTTCAAATAGAGTAGATGTTTGTATAAAATGATTTACTGCTTCAATATATGGTAATAGAGCCATCCAAGCAGCTGTGAATGCATCTTTAACTGAATTTGTTATGTCCTCAATTAAGGTCGAAGTTCTTACAAAGGTCTTTAATTGCTCAATGTAAGGTATCAAAGCATTTCCGATATTTATAAATACAGATTTAACTTTATCTGTTACATCAGCAATTAAGGTAGATGTTTTTACAAAGTTTTTAAATTGTTCAATTACTGGTCGTATAACATCTGCTACTGTATTAAAGCCAAGGGCAATTACACTAATAGCTGTTGTTATGATTTTTCTTACAACTCCCATAACTGCACCGATGCCGGTTAGAGCAATACCAAAGATATTACTTTTCTTAATTGCATTGTCAATCATTGCTAAGAAATAACCAAATCCACCTGTTACGGCATAGACTCCATCTGTTACTGGAAGGAATGCTCCTACAACTAAGAATAGAGCTTTTGCAATGAATGTTATGATTTGTACACCAATATCTAATACTGCAAATAAACCTTTAAATGTGTTATGTATATTTTCAAGACCAGATTTACTCATAGTAAGACTTGACACAAAGCTTTTTAATCCAGTTGTAATATTAAATAACTGTTTGGATGTAGTTGCAGGAAATACCTCTCTAAATGCAGAACTAACTGCTTTAACAACATCCATTACATTCGTAAATGCTATTCTAATTGCATCTATTAACGCAGTACGTCCACCTAAGGCTTTCCATCCAGTAAGCATTGTATTACGAGCAGTAGCTGAAGCACCTATAATTCCACCAAGAGTATTACTTACACTTGTAAATAACATTTTGGCTTCATCAAAGTCACCTACTATAGTACCCCAAGTTTGAGCCCAACCAGATCCAACTGCTTCTCTTAAAGTATCTAATAACTGGCTAAATGTTTTAACTTTAGTAGCTGCTTCATATGCTGTCTGACCCATTTTCATTATAGATACAACTTGTTTATCACTATATCCAAGAGCTTTAAGTTGTTGAGCACTTAGATCACCTGTGAATTTACTTAGAGTTTCAGTTAATACACTAGTTGTCAACCAACCAGTTTTTAATGTTTCTCTAAAAGAACCTTCTTTTTTTATCATAGCATCAATATTGACACCATGAACTTTTGCTGTTTCTTGTAGTGATTTTTGAAATATTTCACCACCCATACCAGCATTAACAACAGAGTTCCAATCCATAAGCTTTACCGTACCAGAAGCCATTGCTTGTGATAACTGATACATTGCTGTAGATGCTTGTTCTGAATTAGAACCTGATACAGCTGCTAAATTAGCAATACCTTTAATTGCTGCTACAGAGGTCTTTAGATCAACTCCAGCTGCTGTAAAAGTACCAATATTTTTAGTCATTTCAGTAAAATTATAAATAGTTTTATCAGAATATGTATTTAACTCACCTAATGCTGCATTTACATCTTTAAGTGTTGTACCTTTAGAAGAAGTGTTCGCTAGTACTGTTTGTATAGCGCCCATCTGAGTTTCATATTCCTTAAAACCATCCATTACTGGGTCAAGGGTTAATGATGAAATAAGATTCTTTCCAGCATTCATAGCAGAGTTTGTGATATTTAAAAGTGCTCCAACAGCTATAACTTGTAATGCTGAGAATTTTACTTTTATAGCATCTACACCACTAGCTAATCCATCCATAGAAATATTTTTTGCTGCTGCACCAACACCTTCTAAACCCTTAGATGCACCTTCTAAATTTAGACCTTTTTTCAAACGATCAAGAGTGCTCATGGTAACTGCAGTCCCTGACTCAAATTGTTTGTTATCAAATTTCATTGAGACTACTCGTTCATCAATTTCTGTACTCATAATTTAGTAACCTCCTTCCATGCTAAGTCTGCAATTTTATCAAATATTGGACGAATAGCAGGGTTAATATAATCTCTTCCTGCAACCCATCTACCATTTTTTGTAGCATGACCGTATTGTAATATAACAGCAATCGGTACACCCTCTACTTTGCTAGAATTAAACCATGAAATAGTAGTTTTACCTCCAGCAGTTATAATTTTATAAGACCAAGAAGATGCTGTTACTCCAGAATCAACTGGGGTATTTCTAGCTAGAGCAGTTACTCCTTGTTCTCCATATTTACCTAAGTCACTTATACGGAGGCCTTTAGCCTTACTTAAGAACTTACTAGTCTTTGAAAAATCACCTGTTTGTGTAAATGATATCATATAAAGACCTCCTTATCCTTCACTGTTTAATCTTTTTCTTCGTTCATTATTTAAATTTGTATTTTTACTCATAATTTCTGAATTTGACATAGGTTTAGCTTTCTCACGCTTTTTATTACATACTGTGATCAATGCTAAAAGTCTATTCAAATGCCATTTCTGATATTCGAAAGGAATACTATATGTAATCATCCAATAATAAATTATTTCAGATGTAATTATCTCATTTGATGCTGAACCTTTTATTTTAGTAAACCAGGTTGCAGTCATTGGGTCTTCTATATATGTGCTAACTGTTTTAATATTTTCATTAGTAATAATACTATAAATTTTATCTGAGACATTCTGAGTAATGGTCATACACCTTATATAATCAAGAGTTTGTTCTATTGTTTTAGGTTCTTTTGAAAGAAAGGGTTTACGCCATTTTGATTCCCATTTGGAAATAGAGACAAGAGAGTGCTCAATTGTTATTATCTGTCCCTTAGTGTTAATAAATTCCATCTTCTCATTATCATACTCTTCGAAATCAGATATAATAAGTTTTAGCATTTCTTTTGCCTCCATATAAATTTATTTTAAATTAATTTTTTCAGCATTGGCTCTTCTTTCCAAAAATGAAGCATATATTAACATACTACTTAATTGGCCTTTTAATATACTATAACTACAAGTTGGTTTAAAAGAAAGAGTTCCTGTTTTATACTTTTGTAACATTGCTTTAAGCCCGTTTGCTCTAATCTTTACTTGAAAATATTCAGCTTTGAATCGTTCTGCATAATCTGAACTAACCATCATATCATAGGTATCCTTTAATTGTTTTGGATTTGATATAGGATCAGTTGATTGCATAGACTCAACTGTTGGTTCAGTGTTATCTACTACTTTTGGCTCTTCTGTTGATTCTGGGGTATCTATTAGAACACCTTTTGGCTCTTCTGTTGATTCCACATTAATTTTTGGTTCTTTCATTGTATTGCCACCTTTCTAATTTATTTTACTACTACATTTTTACATTTCTTATAAGCATCAAGATATCCTTCATTTTTATCACCATTCCAGGTAAACTCATAATACATACCATCAGAAACAGTAGTACTAAGCATTGCTTTATTATTCTGCAAAGTCTTGCACTGCCAAACAACATAAACGTCATCTGAAGTTATGCTTACATTATCAGTCTTTTCAGCTTCTTCATTAAAATACTTAGCTATTGCGACTTTTGCTTTATCGATAAATGTTTGTTGTATTTTGCTCATATTATTTTCTCCTTTCTAATTTAATAATAAATAATTCAGAGTAAAAGGTCTCCCTCAAAGAGGCCCTCTATAATATTACTTTCCTTCTGGGATAGAGGTTGGTTGCTTTTCAGCTTGTGGAACTATTCCATTAACAAAAGCTGCTGATAACACAGAGTCAGTAGATAATTCCATAAACAAATTAGAAAATGCTTCTGTTTGAGAAAAGCCCTCAACTAATTCTTTGTTCTTGATAAATCTTTTACCATCAGCAGATTTTTCACCATAAGACTTAAGAACAAGGTCTTTAAATATTTTTATAATTGATGGCATATCTTGTGTTGCAACAAGTTTTTCTAGCATAGCACTTAATCCGCCATTAGTAGACATTTCCATTTCCATTACTTCAGCCTTTGAAAGATTAAAGTAAAAATCCTCCGTTCTTTCAGCACCGTTATAATCGATATAAGTTATCTTTTTCTTTAACATGTTAATAATCTCCTTTCAAGAGAAATTTTCAAATTTAATTAAAGGACTCAGCTACTACAGTCAAATAGGTTGAGCCCTTTAAAGTAAGCTAATACATTAATTACTACATATAGTGTATTAGGAAGACTTCCTACCAATGCAGGTAAGCCTTTTAAAATTAATTAGTAACCTCAACTAATGTTGAATGGCCACCATTTTGAATTATTAAGCAGTTGTGAATGTCCTAACTATAGGAGTAAGTAACTGATTGTAAATGTCAATAGTATTAAGAACTACTATCAAGTAAGGTGTATCTGCTGTTAAGTTTGCAGTTGGTTTGAAGGTCAATATTTTTCCTGTAGCATCCCAAGTCTTAGTTCCTGCAATAACTACTCCAGCAGCAGATGTAAGTAATACTCCATCATTAGCTATTTTATTATTGAATGTAAGAACTATACTAGATGAAGTAACTACAGTAGTAGCTGCATCAGCAGGAACACTAGTAGATAGTGCTAATTCATCTGGTACTTCTCCTGCAAAGATGGTTGCAATTTCATCTGGTAATGGCATACGAGCATTCACACCCGTTGTTCCATACAGAATTGCTTCTAGTATTGCAAGGTTAGCAGATGTAACTTTTGTTGAATCAATGGTTAAAGATGCTGTTGGTTTAAAACCGGTTAATGCTACTGGGGTAGTTGTAATTTCCCAAGAGAAAGTTATTGCCTCTGGAGAATCATTAACTGTCTTATACCCTTTCTCAGAAGGTGCTGCCATAGCTCCATATATTAAATGAAGTTTATATCCATGATCTGCTCCCTCTGTATCATTACCGATAGTTGTCTTATAACAAAGACCAAAAGCCTTACGATTCTGTTGACCAACAGATACTCCTGGAGTTACTAGTCCTGATCCATCACATACACCAAACTCATTTGGATAAGTGTAAGCCTCAACAGTTGCACCAAATTCTTCTGCTGATACAAGACTTAAATATTTAATATCATCTGCATATATAGGTGAAGCTTCTGCTCCAGAAGGGCTCTCTGTAACAGCTGTTAAACCATTCCATGCTACACCTACAGAATATAATCCACCTGCTTGAAGTGGATAAAGGACTGCTTGTTTTACGCCTGTTTCATAGGTTCTTTCTCCTAATTGATCCCAAACTAATTTTGACATTATTATTCCTCCTTATTGTTTAAATATTTATTGTTTTCTTAAAAAAGCAAAAGCACTTTCCAAACACATTAATTTGAGTCCATGAGGTTGCTTTTCTAATACCATCTTCTTCATATTTTGTAATATGATGTTGCATAATTCACTCCTCCTTATTAATAATATAATGTGAAAGCATCATGATTAAGATTATTCATAGTATAATTTTTAGTCCATCGACAATTAGGTAACAATGCAATTTTACCTATATATATACTATCTGGATCTTCATCGATTAATATTACTTCGTATGCAATTTTAATAGAATACACAGAGTCATTAGCATACGTAGTTTTAATTTGATCCCGTGAATAAACTATTGCTGGGTATTGCATATTTGTTGTAGAAGGGGGTTGGTAATATACGTTACCAGACCCTAAAAGATCTAACAATAGTTTTTGGAGATCAAGCCTTTTTCCCATTGTAAACATCCCCCATTCCCAATATCAATCTAGGGTACTGAACCGAAACATTAAGAACTTTCCATAAAGTACCCATATATTCTATATATCTAATAGATTGAAAATTCTGATTGGCAAATGGAGTGGCTACAATACTTATTTCGTTTGACATCTTTATGTTATCATTTAATGTATTAGATGCACTAACCAAATTTCTACTATTTCTAAGAATTTCTCCCGAATAACTATGTTCAATTATTACATCTTTCCATACCCCAGATCCAACTGGAACTTCAGTATTTATTCCGTAGCCAACTTTCCCATAAAACTTTGCCATTTTGAATTATTCCTCCTTAATATTAAACAGTATGAAGTTTCTCAACAACTATAGCAGAGTAAGGTTTTGTTAAAGCACCAGAGCATCTAGTTTCGATTAAGTATTTCTGTTGATTGTAGTCAATATCGAAATCATCGAACATATTGATTGCTCCACCTTTATCAGCACCAATTGTATAATCTTTAAGATTAACAATTATACCAACAAGGTCATGTTGAAGAGGTGTTGTTTCTGTACCCATACGAGATACACCTTCCATAACTGGAACTTCTACAACTCCAGATACTCCAAGAGAAAGACAAAGTTCAGCTACGCTTGAGTAAATCTTTCTACCAGTTGTGTCTCTTACAAGCAACATTTCAATAAGGCTTGCTTGATTTGTATAGAACATAGGATTACCTGAGCCCTTATACTGAATTTTAGCCTTTAATATATCATCAACCATTTCATCAGGCTCACCACTAACAAGTACATGAGGAGCATATAAAACGTCATCAAGATAAATAGGTCTGATATTATCAGTATTAATCTTATCTGCATCAGCTTCTGATCTACCATCACCAACTAATACTGCTCTTGCAATTTCTTCATTTAGCATTGTTCTCATCTCAGCCTTTAGCCAAACAACAACATCTAAATCTACAATATCTACAATATCATCTCTGTCAAGCTTCTGTTTCTTGTAGATAGTTTGTGGAGAGGTTGTTCTTTTAAGAAGTTTAATAACTTCATCTTTCTTTAAACCACCTTTGATATAACCTTTAGCTCTTGCTTCATCAGCTGTAAGATCTACTGCTGTTGATTTGATTCTGCTAAAAGGAGTATGATTTGAAGCTGCTAAAACTGCTTCTACCCAAACATCATCTCTCTTAATTACTTCAGGTACACCATTAACAACCCTTGCATCTGGGAATAAGAAATCTATATTCTCTACACCATAAGTTACTGCATGAGCAAGAAATGATTCTTTTAAACTACCAGACTTTTTAGCATCAGTAAATATTGCATTTACCTCTGAATGGCTAAGAGTCACCTTTTCATCCTTGTTTTCTGTAGCTTTGTCAAATACGTTGTTTTTCATTATTTTTCCTCCTTCAGAATGTACGACAACTTTCTTGCCGTCATTAGTTTTTATTGGTTCTGTTTTAGCTGGTTCTGTTTTTGGAGTAGTTTCAGGTGTAGGAGTCTCTTCTAAAGCATCAGCAATCATAGCATAAACTACATTTTTCTGTTCATCATTAAGAGTATCAAATACATCTTGTACTGTTTTCTCAGCCTCTGGTACAGTTACTTCTGGAACAGTTTTAGTTTCTGAGTGTTCTATTTCCTCTTCATCTAATATGGAATCTGAATGTTCTATTTCTGTTGGGTCAAGGAAATCACCAGAATATATGATAACTTCATCTGCTATTGGTTCTACAGAATCTCCATGTTGGATACTAATATTATCAATAAATGCTTCAGGATTTGCTCCAGCCATTACTAGACTTACTTCTCTTATAGCACCATGCAATACACTAGCTCCTTGTTGCTTTAATTTATTTGCATAGATTGATAAAGAAGTAAGGTCCCCATGTTGAACTGCCATTTTGGTATTTTTACCAGCTTCAGTATCATTGAATGAGCAATAACAATATACACCATCTTCTCTATTTTCAAGAAGAGCATGCCCTAATATATTAGTAGGGTTGTCATGTATATGCTGCCAAACCAATGGTACTATTGTCCCATTATTTTCTAAAAATGCATCTTTACGAATAACTCGTCCATCTGTGCAAGGTACATCATTCTTAGTGGCATATCCACTAAAGTCAAACTTTTTATTTGCCATTTTAATTTCCTCCTTCATTATTAACTAGTTAAGATTTTTTATTCGCTGCCATTTCAGCAGGGGTATAATAGATAATTCCTGAGTCACTAGTCTTAGCAGCTTTAGGGGTTTTGGCCTTAGCTGCAGTCTTAGTTTTAGCCTTAGCTGGAGTTTTAACCTTAGGGGCATTTCCTGCAACGGTATTAAGTACGTTCCTATATTCTTTAGCATATATAGTTTCATACTTAGAATCAAGGGTTTCTTTTGCTTTAGCATAGTCATCCTTGGCTTTTGTAATTACTGATTTTAAATCAGTTCTGGCCTTATCTCTTTCATCAGAAGCAGAGTTGCTACCATTTTGTCTTGATGTTGTGGCATCAGTTGTTACATTACTTCTATCAGAACTAGCAGTATCACGTATGTCGGCTATCTCTTTCTTTCTTTTCTCCAAGAGTCTAGCTCGTTCTTCACCAGTTACCCCATCAGGTATTGGTTCGACATTCGCAATGTCAGATTTAACTTTGTTTGCTATGCTAGTTCGTTCAGCCTTAGAATCACTTGCAATCTTTTCAGCTAATGCTTTTAGTTTTTCAGTAATTCTAGCGCGAGTTGCATCGGCTTCTTGTTGGAACGCTTCAATCTTTTGGTCATTAGCAACCTTATTGGCATCAACAGATTGTTTCTTATCTGAATCTACACGAGATTTAGAATAGTCCCATGCTTCTTTTTGTAGTTGACTCATACCAGAAGTTGTTCGTCCTTTAAGATCTCTATTCTTAAGATAATATTCATGGGCTTTTACTGGATCATATGGTTGTTCTACATAATGCTGTAAGAACTCTCCAATCTTATCCATTTTTCCCACCGCCTAAGATTTCATCAATATCTGCTTCTACACCATTAAGTAAGTCTTGTAGTATTGTTCCTTGTGCATCAGTAACAGCTGATAATGAATCCATTGTTACTGGGGCTTGATCGGTTGACTGTACTTGTGTTGGATCAGCAGTACCATTTTGATTTAATTGAGCATTAGGATTGGTTACATTCTTATTACGTAACTCATCAGCTTTAGGATCTGCAGAAGGTTTATAACCAATGATTCCTCTGAACTCATTAGAAGACAGAATCTCATTACGTGTGAGTTTGTCTGCTATATTAGCTAACTCAGTAACAGGAACAAGTCTGAATGGATCTGAGAAGTACATGATACTCTGTTTCTGAGATCGAGCAGTTTTGGTTAAGAATTTACGTATCATTTCATCTGTTATTGAAGATAAGATTGGCCCAATAGTTCTATTAAAGTAATTAAGCATTGTCTTTGCATCGGCAGTTCCATCAAAAACACTCTCAGTCAATCCTAACTGGTTATATAACATACTCGTTAGATATGTGATCTGAGCCATTAAGTTATTCTCGGTTGGTCTGTTTAACTGAGTAATCTTTTCAGTTCCATCAGTATAAGCAATACCATACTTTGACCCACTTAGTTGCATCTCTATGTCTTTTTTTCGAGTTTCTGCTTGTACACGACGAGCTTCAGTTCTTATTGTATATGGTAACTGAATAATTAAATCCAATTTACCAGATCCACTTTGTTCATCAATCGTATCTAATAGATTTAACTTTCTAATTAAACGTTTTAAGGTTGAATTAGGTTCATTCATAACTGCATATAAAGGATTTTCGATAATGGCAACTGACTTTTTATCAATAGTAATGTTTTCTTTATAACCAGTTTTTTGATTATAAAGTTCAACTTTTACCATTTCCGGATACCATTCAACAATTCTTCCAGCTCTTAAAGTTTGTATTTCATACGCATCAGTCACAGTTGGATCATATGTAGTATCTACTGGAACTATTGCAACACAACCTTCATCAAACATAGACATCACTATATCTTGAATTAAAGCTCTTCCTGTTTGATCAATATTTGCTTCAATTGTTAATGCCTCATTAAGTGATGAATCAATGTCCGCTAAATATCTTTTATTATCATCTAGTCTGACATGAGATATGGTAACAGACGCTACATCTATTGCTATTCTATTATACAAGGAAGATACTATTGACTGACTAGTACTAGAAGATAATCTAGTTTTATCAGGTCTTACATAATAACCTGGACCATTTCCTTGAAAGCTAGTTGGATCTTTATTAGTGAAAGCATTCCAAGCATGTTGTAGTCTATTATTAAAATTCATTTATTATTCTCCTTTTTAGGTTCTATTAGTCACCTTTTACATAGTGACTCACCTCCTTAATTAGACATTTTATTTGTTATTCACCAAACGCATTATTAACTATAGTTTTTCCAGTACTAAGTTCTTTCGCAGTTATACTAGATGTTTTACTTGCTAATCTCTTAACAAAAGCAGCATCTTTGTAAATCGTTTGCTTGTATTTAGCAGATCTAACTTCAAGTTTTGCATTCTTTTTGGATAAACTTTTTATTCTTTTAACTGTTCTTTTAGCCTTAGCCATCCCTCTATCAGTAAGTTCAAATGATAGATTTTTCATTTGAAAATCATTTAATCTACTCTGATTTATAGCCGTCTTACGACTAATTTTAGCGGATTTTACATCAATTCCAACTATTTTCTTATTAAGAGTTTCTGCTTTTTTAACTAAATGTTGCGGATTTCGACTACGACCCCAACGCATACCCATAATTCCAATATGTGCTAGATAGTCATCTTCCTGAACTACCATTAATAAAAACCTCCTTATTCAAAAGAGTCTTTGTTTGCTTTATAAGCTACATAAGCATCTAGTAAAGCAGCAACGTTATCTATCTTTTCATCATAACGTTTTTTATATAGTTTTCTATTACCATTTGTGTCTTCAAGAGTTATACAGTTACCCATTGCAAAGGACATTAAATCTTGATCAAATAAAAGCATTCTCTCTTCGGATAATATCTTAAGTTCACCAAGAGGTACCGATTCTGTTCGAGCTCCCTGAATAACTTTCTCAATTCCAAATGGACCATTCTCTTGTTCCCATCTAGTTACAAATTCTTTTGCATTATAAGGATCAAAGCCAAATGTTACAACATCAAACCTTGAAGTGGCAATGTATTGCTCTAGATCCTCATACACTTCCATCATATCAAGAACTTTACTGTCATCCATTATGATTAGACTACACTCATCAATAAACTCTTGATATTTATTTCTCATAGCACCAGGAAGTTTTCTTAATGTTAAACCAGTGATATAACTTCTTGTCTTAATTCCAAATCTACCACGAGGTAGTGGGAATAAAAATGTAAAGGCACAGAAATCATCACCTTGAGATAAATCGGCTCCCATAGAACAAGCCATGTTCCAGAAATCTTTTTGAGTATGAGGACGTGTTTCTTCATATGTAAAGAAGTATGTATAACCTTCTTGTGGTATTCCGAAACGCTTTGCTAAAATATCATTCTTTGAAGCTGGAGCATTCTCTGCTCTTTCTACGTCACGTTGATACGTCTCATAAGTAACAGTCTTATCAAGATTTGGATTTGCTTTTAACCACATAGATGGATCACTAACTTCTTGTATGTCATCCAATTTATAATACCAGATAGATACATGAGGATTAACATAATCGCCTCTTAGTATATCTAGTAACTCCATTTTAATTGTATCTCCACTGCCATTACGAACAGTTCCTTCTGAACTCATAGCAATAATAAGATAATCATCTAACTTAGATGCACCTTGTTCAATTGCACCTATAACATCTTCTCTTATATCACAAGAAAGCCATTCATCCACAGTAGAGATTTTAGGTCTTAGTCCTTGAAGTTTAGCAATAGCCATTGGACGTATTTCAAGTATTGAACCAGTTAAGAAATTCTGAATACCTTTTTTAGTAGGTGCAAGTTTTATTCTATTGGATTTTGAGCCAGTTGTATTTTGCATAGAACCTTCAGTTAAGAATTGGAATAGAGGTCCTTTAGCTCTTGTTATGGCTGTTCGTATAGGGGACATTACTTCTTCAGATTGTTTCATCGTCGGAGCCGTAGTTATCTGACTCGTAGTCGTTGTATCAACATTTAGAAAGTAATTCTGAATACACGAAGCATACATAGATTTGGCTGCACCTCTGGCAACAATTAAAAATTGTTTATTTACTAACCGCTTCTTAATATTTTTACGGACATAATGTCCACTATGATTGTCTTCATCTGGAACATAAATACTTTTCTCAACAAAGTGAAACCAACAGAATATTTGTTCTGCCCATAATTTAAAACTGTCAAGCAAGTGTAAATCTGAACCATCCGTTAATGTTAATTCTTGTTCACAATAATCTATAAAGCCTTCAACAGCTTGATCATCATAATATACTCCTGGATTATCTATTAGATCATCTATTCGATTCATCTCCATAGATACTTCTTTACAAACTGGCATAGTTCCTCTTAATACTGCATCCTTAAATTTCCCGTAATACTTTGGTGTCGCTTTATTATCTAAAGACATATTTTAGTGTCCTGGAAGTAATGATTGTGGGGGAGTATAAGGTCTAGTTGTGCCATATCTAGTACCACTAGTATTTGAATTAGCCCCAGTATTAGAGGTTTGATTAGTCCTGTTATTAGAATTTGTATTATCCGCATTAGGGAGGAACCGGAGCATCTGGGGCTTTTCCATTCATTAATTTTTCAACATTCTTACCCATCATTTTTGTTAAATATGTGGTTGCCGTTGTTTTAAAAGCATTTGTAAGAATGTCTGTAACCATTTTTCGTCCAGGCGATATTTTCTTCTTTGTTAATGTTGCATACTTCTGTTCCATTTCTATTCTATTTATTCTACTTTTAAGTTGAGCATCAGTTAGTCTTGGACCAGTAGAAGTAGTGCTTGTCTTTTTCTCAGGTTTAACAAAAGGCTTAGCTATCTTTTTACCTGATTTTGCAACCTGTTGTTTTGCCGCTGTATTATCTTTAGGACTCCATCCCGATGCTTTCTTATGACCCCAATGCATTCCTATAACCCCTGTATGTGCTAATGTATCATTCTCCATAATATATTACCTCCTCTACTATTGGTTTTGGATCTACCGTTACCATTATTCTCCATTCAAGTTCTACTATTTGAGCTTTGATTACATCAATATTTGCATTGCTTAATGGTGGATCAAATAGTAATTTAACTTTTAAATAAATATATGATTTTATCGAGTTAAGATCCATGTTATCTTTTATATATTCATCCCAATTTTGGAGCTTGTCCTCAATTTCAAAAGGTAAGTCTGGGTTAACTCCTATTTGTTTTAGAACAAAGAATACTGTATTAATGTGTAATATAATATCTGAGTCAAAATTAATATCTTCTTCTTGTATACCTAATAAACTTTTTATTGAGGTCAGTATACTAGTACTAGCCATTTTACTTAGCCTCCTTTTTAATTACTTCCAAGGACAAGTATCATTCCTTGTTCTTTCTATTGGTTTGATATCTAATTTACTAATGTCACCATAGTGAATAGCATTATGTGTATTTAATTTTGTAGTTATTAAATTTTCTGGGTCAAATATTATTGATCTTCTTTCTATAACATCATCATAAGTTATTGGTATTATGTGATGGCATAACATTGGTCCATAAATTTCAAAGTCTGGTCCGCAAGCTAAGTCACATCCATTATCTCTAAGAATAATAGTTCTTCTAAATCCTCGCCATTCGCCAGAAGTATATAGAACTTGATTAACCCATCTTGTAAATCCAAAAGTATCTTTTCCAACTACACCATTTAATTTTAAATATTCAAATCGTTCTTCAAAGGTTGAGAGTTTAATTAAATCTGAATAATTTTTATTCTTCTTCATCTGAATCACCATTACCTGAATAACGTTTCATAGCATTGATAGCATTCTTATAAAGTTCTTCAACATTCTTTTCAGATTCAAGAGCTTTAGTTTTTGCAGTTAGTAATTTTTTCTGTTCAACTAAAATTTCTTTCTCAAGTTGATCTTTTGTAGAACCAAGTTTTAAATAATGGGTTATAACTTGTGATGATGCAGTACCATCACGTAATTGTTTCTCCGCAAGATCAGTAGCATACGAAACCATTTGATTTTCTCTGAACTGAGGAGTTGTGGCTGGTTGACGTTTTCTGATAGGGTTTGTCATTGTGCATCACCTCCAAATCATAGTTAGATTGTGTATAGTTTTAATGTGTTTGTTAGTACTTTGTGGTAGTTTTCAGGCACTTTTGCTAATGTTGGAAGAGCTTTTACTTTATCTATAATACTCTTGAAAGGAGACTTTACTTCAGTAATAAAATAAGGGGACAGAGCCGTTCCAACATTAGAAAAAGTGCCTGAAAATACCACCCCCGGGGAAAAATGGGAG